ACATGGTTTTCCATCGTACTTACCACCTGCTTGAACCCAACCACCACCCTTAAACCAGTCGCGGAGAGAGTAACCTTTGGACTTAGCAGACTTACCGTCGCGTTTTTCTGCAATGACTTCTTCGGGAATATCTGCACGAATGTTTACACTACCCCTTGTTACTTTAGGAGGATTGGTCTTTAATTGGTTCATTCTTTGCCTGAACGCTGCTTGAACTCCCATTTGTGTATTCTGCGTTCTTTGATCTCTATGAGCTCTCACAGACTCTCTTGAACGAATGCCTAACATACCTCCACCAGAAGTTGGTTTGGATCTAGGATCAATTGCTGCTTCATCCATCTTATCAACATAACCAGCAGCAGCATCAGTATCATGTGCAGTATCAGTAATCTTTGCTTGCATCCAGGCAGGAATATCCTTTTCTTTCTTACCTAATGCTTTCCTGACCTTTTTGATATTTTCTTCAGATTTTTTCAACTGAGACTGTGCCATTGCAACTTCATGATCACCATTTTTTCCTTCGCTTACCTTTTCTCTACCCCCACAGTGGGCTTTCTGAGAGAATCCTTTTGGATTGTCGCAATCGATGGATTTTTTGTACTTTGCACTCCATGCTTCAGAGACACCACCTCCGCCGCCTTCACCACCTCCATCAGAAGAGGAGCCATTCCCGTTGCCATTGCCATTTGAGTGATTTCCATTCCCATTACCATTCTTGTTTTTACCTTCAGTTTCCTTTTCGTCCTGATTTTGATTATCCCGCATTAAATATCCCGTAGACATTACGTGATAACCTTTAGGAATTTTCTTGCATTTTTTAGAGGTATTACAGTAGTAATAACCTTTTTTACAGGACTTTGCCATTATTTGGTGGGAGCATCATTATTATTTAGAAAACCTTGCTTCAACAGTTTTGACAGTTCCGTTGTAGACCCAACAAACAGTGCATTATTTGTAACATTGTTAGGACCTTTCTGTACAGAATCTTCCTCTAAATCTTTCACTTTCTTTTGCAAATCTGCCAACTTGTCGGTAGTATCTGCAACACTCTTAATAAGTTGTCCAGCAACTTCATATGCTCTAGGACTTGCACTTTCTCCTGCAAGTTCCATAATTCCATTTATTGCTTCTTGACCTTTTTCTATGAGAGAATATAGATTGGCACGAGTATATTCATAATCTTTAGTTATATCATTTCTCTCCTGTTTTGGGGGAACAGGTTTTATTGGTTTTGATTCAACAATGCTACTTTCAATATTAAGTGCATCGTCAATGGACTCATAATTATTGCTCATGACTATTAAATATCAGTTTGTCTTGTGGGACTATATTTCTTAGAATCTGAGAAGAATTCCCAGTCCTCATCGAAACCAAAGTTGTCACCAGGTTGAAGGAGTTTATGATCTGCCTCATTGATTACACCATCATCATTTCTATCAATATTGGACGTTGGTGTGACTGTGTAGCGCATTTCACGTTTAGCAGTCTTTTGATCAGTGCTGGTGTACATATCAACCTGAACCTTGCGGATGAGACCATCGCTGCTATCAGCAACAGGACCAAACAGATATGTTTTTGCTGTAAATTGTAATGTATAAATTAAAGATCTTCTTGTATCAAAGTTTCCCTCATAATCATCTTGGAAACCTACAGATTCGAGGATTATAGGAATATCTCTTTTTTCTCCAATAGAGTCAATTAGATCAACAGTTAAATTGAAATGTGGTTGAAAATATGGAAGAATTTGCTCTAGAATTTGTAATGAATCATCATTTAATTTTGACATAATATTGAGTTCAAATCCAATATTATATGGAACGGGCATAAACACTTTCTTTGCCTTTGTTCCGTCCTCACAAGTTTTGAAAGTCTGAACTAAACTGGACTTTCTTGTAGAATCATAAGAAATATTTGTCATTTCAAATGACATTCTAGGCATTGTAATCTGAATTGCTTTATTCAGATCTGCCTGCTGTGTTATTCTTGCTAGGAACTTTTGACTAGGACCATATGCCAGAGGAACTTTCAGGTCACTAACATCTTTACCAGCATCATCTTGATGGCGGATATGGATATCATTAAATAAAGTTCCGAATGAAATAATAGTTTTCCTAATTATTTCGTGATAATAATATGTTCCTAACATTAAAATGTCCCAAATGGATTGGTTTCAGTAAAGTCTAAAAGATTATCTCCGAGAGTTTCAAACTCATCGTTCTCGGTATATTTATCATAAGTATCATCTTGTACATAACTAAAGACTGGATATTCTGCTCCTGATGTTTGTCCAATTACAGTTTCTCCAGGATAGAATCCAATTGGTTGTGTAGAACCAATACTTACATTGGAAATCTTAAGAACGTGAGTATCTTGATCATATTCCTTGACTCTTGCTTGTATCATAGACCTAGATCCCATAACAATTTCATTGAAGAGATATGTTCCAAGACCTGCTAAAGTTTCTGGGTCTGCAATTGTAACTGTTGGCGCACTGCTATATCCTCTTCCAGGATCTTTGATATAAATTGATTTTATAACACGACTAGATCCATCAATACCAATAGAAGCGATACCAACTGCAGTATGTGCAATACCACTTGCTGGTGGACCTGCAATGGTTACGGTTGGTGCAGTGCCATAACCGACCCCACCATCGGTAATACTAAATCTGATTACACCTTGACCACTAGTTTCAATAGACGCAGTTGCTGCTGCTCCAACACCACCACCTCCAGTAATCGTAATTGATGGTGGCGTTGTATATCCTGCACCAGCATTTGTCATCAAAATCTTTTCAATCGAGGTAATCCTACCTCTTGTTGTTAAGAATCCAACAGCAGTAGCATTATCACCAACTTGTCCTGTTGGTGAAGATGATATTCCGATGGTCGGAACTGAAGTAAATCCACTTCCATCATTATCTAGATGAATTGTTCTTAAATAACCACTTGGAACTGAACCACTAATTAATGCTGCTGCAGTAGCAGTTCTACCAACCCCAATCAATTGAAGTGTAGTAATATATCCTTCATCCTGAACCTGAGTATCGATTGTTTCAATAGTTGTATCGATAACTTCGTCTTCATATTCAAAGAGTTCGCATTTGAGTTGATAAACGTAGTTCTTTCCTAACTGAAAGAATGGATCTTCGTGCTCAACAAATTTTACTTCAAATAATCTTTGACCTAATGGAAAATATACTAAATCTCCCTCTCTGGGGCGAGTGGGAGTAGGCATAATGGAATCGTCAGTTCCATCATCTTGTCCTGCCATAAATGGCGCAATAAAATCTTCAAATCTTTCTTTAGATAGTGTAATGATTAACTCATCCCTTACACTTACTCCAAATTTCGTTAGAATATCTCCTGCTCCACCATATCCTTCAAAAGTATTGACATATGCTTCAATAGAAAAATTATCATCAAACTTTGATGTCTGTACTTCTTCAATAACCGTCTTTGTATTGACGTATTTTCTTGGAATATAAGTTACTTCTACACCATGAAAAGACAGATGCTCGTTTATTAGATCTTGGACTAATCTCTGTTCAGATGCAGTCCCTTGTAAGAAAAAAGGATTAAGTGCCATTATCCAATAAAGTCGAGAGGTGGCATTTCATATTCCATAGTCATACGAGATTTAATATCACTTAATTCTTGTTCTGCTTGCTGTAAAATTTCACCACCATTTAGTTCAATTCCCCCAGGAAGTTTTACTCCTCGGAACTTACTAAGATTTCTTCCCCACTGACGCTTGATAACTGCTGTCAAATATCTCTTGACAAAACTATCATTGTAAACTTGTGAGAATGATTCTGGATCAAGTGCTCTGTAGCACTCAAGCACAATAAAATTACCTGCACTCTGTGATCCCCAATCTATATCCAAATATAATCTATCTTGCCTCTTATTAAATCTGATCTGTTTGTCTGTCGTTAATAAATGATCTATAGATTCAAGATATGATTTCGTCATAGAATATTGAAGAAGTTCAACTGAATTGAAATAATAAAGATCATTCAAGAACATTTGATATTTGATACTAAACATCCCACCAGAGATTGAACTAGTATCAAATTTAAAAAGTCTTTCTACTCCGATTACAGAATCTGGAACTTGTATGAAATTTGAGTTTTCATAGAAGTTGAAAGTAGTTGCAGCAATTCCAGTAGAAGTTGCTGTGGTAGTTACAATACCAACTCCAGTTTTACCATTTACTTGATTGCCAGATGCAATATCTACACCTTTTCCTCTATCAATATCATCTTGAGAAATTTCGTACTTGAGGTACATTTTCTCAACACCATCATAATGACGCTCATTAAAATATTGAATGGTATCATCAACCAGATCATCAATTTGATCATCATCCACGTTGATTTCCAACACTGGAGCACCAAGTTGACGCAAACAATAATCTATTAATCCTTGTCTAGTTGACGGTTTTGCCATATTAACCTTCTAATTTTGCTTTGAGGTCTGCATTTTCTTCAAGCAAAGCATCAGTTTGTTCCTTAAAATCTTGTGCCAAAGTTGCTAACTTTGCCTCAAGAAGAACATTTTGATTTGATACTGCTGCTAATTTAGAATTGTATATCTTAATGAGAACATTAACATCCACTTCACTTTGATTTTCCATTAACTACCTCAGAATGTGCCCCCATCAAGTGTTGAAGTCCAATGAGGTTTATTAGTATATATGGGAGTAACTGTGTTTGGAACTGAGGAAAGATTTGCAATAAATCCATTCGCACCTTCCTTTCTTAGATTCTGTCCCGTTTGGAATCCACCACCCTCTACACCAATCAGACTTACTGTTGTTGAACCAGAAACACCAGTCTCAACAACACCATATGCATTTGAAGTATCTTGTCTGATAATATCACCAGCAGATACTGTAATTGCAACTGATAACACTAAAGTTTCTTTTGTAATAGCAGTTAGAATCTGCTTAGAGGTTGCTACTGGGGTCGCTACTGCATTTGTAGACCTTTGCAGTCCAGTGCTATCAAAATATGCAACACCACCAGTTGCATAATCTCCAGATTGATAGTAGAGACCTTTAATATCAAGGAAACCTTTAGTTCCTGATACAACACTATTTGCTATAGCAGCATCGGGAACATATACCCATCTTCTGCTATCATCAGCATGGGTTCCGTGATTATTGACCCCTGCAGTGCTAGTGGCAATGGAGTCATCCTCCATACCAAAGAATCCAACTTTGTTGTTAGATGCCCCAGAACTTGTATTGAAGGCGAATGAAATACCTCTATCAGTGTTACTATCATATGCGTGGGTGATAGTTACCTGAGTTGTGGTACTGATACCAGCATTTGTAGCATTACTGATGGTAATTGCTTTAGTGCCAGGATTATATGCAGTAACTGTAGTACTATTTGGAATACCTGCAGCAGCAGTAATTCCATCACCAGTATTGATACCAACAATAGAATCTAAAATCAGTGAAGTTGCACCGCTGCTGGCTTCCGCCATAACAGTTCTAGTACTGGTTACATCACCAATATGGAAGATTGGATCGTTAAGGGTAGAAGTTGTTGAGTTGACAGTAGTTGTTGTGCCATCAACTTGAAGATTTCCCTTAACAATAACAGTACCTTCATTACTTAACCCATCAGGATATGGATCAATGTAAATGGTATCACTACTACCTGGGGTACTAGAGATAATATTATCTTCAATTTTAATTTGATCAAAGGTTGAGTTACCAGCAACGCTGAAGTTTCCGCCAACGTTTAAGTTTTTCTCAATACCTACACCACCTTCTACAATTAATGCACCAGTATCCTTATCAATAGAATCTGTAGTAACATTAATTCGGAGATCTGCACCAGTATAAGTTAACTGATTGACTCCATTTTCATCATATTCAAATTTCGCGTCTTTATCATCACCAAATGATAGGAATGTATCATCTGGAATATGAATTTCACCAGAACCGTGAGGATCTAATTTAATATCTCCATCAGTATCAGTTGATGAAATTATATTTCCATCAATTCTAATATTATCTACGTTCCACTGGTCAACCTTAAGTGATTCCGCACCACCTAATCCAGAGTTAGTTGCTGGTGCCATAATGGCAACAACACCTCTATCTTGGTTTCTTGTGTTATGAGAAGCAGCTGGAATATTTCCAGGAGCGTGCTCCATCATTGAGGTGTAGTAGAAACCACCAACTGCATTGGAGTTTGTACCATCGTCTCCAAGGAATATTCTATCCTTGTATTGGTTGATTCCACCGTAACTACCAATACCAGTTACGTATCCAAGTTCACCCCATTGTAAACTGGCTGGTTTGCTAGTACCTGAGGATCTTTTAATCCTAATAATACTTGCCATGTCAGAAATTGCCTCCGTTGATGTCTAAATTCTGCGTTGCGCCCGGCGTCAGGGTAAGAGTTGCTTCCCATTTTCTGATGCTGCTGTTATAAACAAGCACCATACCATTCTGCAAGTTTGAAGCACTAACATCACTGAGTTCTGCCAAAGAAAGTCCTTGAGCACCTGCAAGAGAAGATATTACCTTTACTGCTGGTTGTTGACCTACTCTGACTTTAATTTCAGCCATTGATTATATACAGATCAGAATGTAAATATATTTATATTCCTTGAAGTCCCAATCCACTTACAACTTCTTGTTGCTTTAGATATAGTTTTGCATATGATTTTGCAATGTCTCTTAAAGTATCATTATCATCACAGGAATCAATCTCTCTAGATAATTTTGCATATTCAAAATTTTTAGAAACTTTTTCTAATATGATTTCATTTGGGTCCATTTGCTATCTCCCTTAGTAGTGATTTAATTTCTTCAATATCATCTTTAATTGTATCAAGTTCTTCCCTTTCTGTCTGCCTTCTTTTTTTCATTCTCATATATTGAGAATAACCGGCACTATCGGTATTAATGATAGCACCAGTACTTTTATCTCTAAAGAGATTTTGCTCATTTTCGACTTGTATTAGATCTTTGTCTTCCATATTATGCAAGAGCAATTGCTCTGAAATCTTTCAATTGTACTGGTGTTGATTCGTTAGTGGACGACATAACAACTTTAATTGCAAATGCCGTAAACTGATCAACATTATTTACACTGAATTGATATTCACTAAATCCTTCCTTATCGTCTGCAGCAACAAAGGCATCTGCCCTTCCACTACTCTTTTCAGGATCAATTATGCGATCTCCAAATCCATCACCATCATCATCAATTAAATTATCATATCCAGGGAATGGGATAAACTTCTGATCAATTTCGCTAGAATCTGCTTTAATTAGTTGATAAAGAACGCGGAAATCTGCATCACCTTGTCTATTTGCTGCAATATAAATCTTGAGACTTGTTGCAGGTTGTGCAAGAGAAATTTGCTTAGTTACAAATACTGCTCCGTGAGGATCATTTTCAATTAGATTTGCTCTAGAATCATCAACATAATCTTTAACCGGTGCATTTGATTTGTTTCTACCAATGATAAATGTTGCATTTTGAATATCCATTACAGGAGATAGATTTTCATCCTCACTTTCAAATTCAACTCTCATAGATAATGACTTATTACTTGGAAGTACTCCAAGTCGTTCAATTTCATTAACTTTTGAAGCAACCATCCTAGGTGTATCAAAATGTATAACCTTGTTTAAGGTTATTGGTTCAAATCCTTGATCAATAAAGGAAACCTCATTTCCACCAGCACTTGTTCCAGATATAGTTCTGATCAAAGAACTTGATTTAGTTCCTTTTCCTGGAGTAATAATATTAAACATTGCTTCAAGATTACTGAACTGATAATTCTGAGAGATTCCAACCGTGTTTCCACCAAATCCCTTCTGAGACTCAAAGTTAATCATTCCAGATCCAGAACCTCTTGAAGTTGGAGATGCTGTAGTTCTATCAAATTCAATATAGTAATTATCTAGATTTGAATTTTCATCAGTGTAATATGTTGCTGGAATATTATGTGAAGTATTGATTCTTGTTAAAGATACTCCATTAACCTCATAAGGTTGAATGAATTCCCCTGTAGTATGTGAGGACTTAACAGAATTGTCGATTGCTCTTGCATCAATCGATAAAGTACCAGCATTTCCTGCTCCAGCAGTAATGCCGTTATAAGAAATGATTTCATTATTAAGAAGTGCATAACCACGACTTGTACTAATTCCTTCAAAAGTTCCAAATAGTGACGTATTAGCAACAGCAACTACACCATCAGTTTCACCAAAAGTTCCTGTGATGGTAGTTTTTCCTGTATCTGGAAGAATATCTTCAATTAAAATCTTATTGTTTCCACCATGATGTGCATGATTATGCTGCTTGATCCTGAAAACGTTTCCACTGTGAATATCATCAATTAAAGTAGATGATCCATTAATAGTAACATCGGCAGTTGTTCTTGTTGCTTCGTTTGTAGGATCTCCATAGTAGAAGAGGTTTAGAGTATTTGTGAAGTTTTCTCCTTGAACATTGGTCAGATAGAGAGTATCTGCATTTCCAATTCCAGTAAGAGTAAATCTCGCACCTTTACCTGCTCGTTTTGATACTGCCATAGTTGACGTAACAATTCCAACAGTTTCACCTTCAACATATCCAGTACCAATAGTGGTAATATTTACACTATTAACATTACCAAAAGAGTTAATAGTTAATGTTGCTTTAGCACCAGTTCCTTTACCAGTCAAAGATACTAAATCAACGTTGGCAATTGATATACTAGGTTTGTAACCAGTACCACTACTTGCAATTGAAACATTACCTGTTCCAGAAACTGATGGACCACCAAGATTTTCAACAATTCCATTAACACTTGGTGATGTTGCACCTTCGGCAATTTTTACACCAGATACAACACCTGCATTAAGTGTTCCTGAAATTGGAAGTTTTAATTTTCTAGGTAAACTTTCGATTGGATTATCATCAAGAATAGCAGAGTTATCGCCCTTTGGAAGTATGTCACTATTGTAGAAAGTAAGTGCTCCAGAAGGAACAAACTTTGCTTTATACAGTTTGAATGTTAAATCTTGATACTGACTTGCAGTCCAAATTGTACCATTCTGAGATTTAAACAGAGAACCACCAATATATTGCTTAGTAACAACCACATTTTGAACATCTGGAAGATTTGTTGTTCTAACAGTCTTCTTACCCATGGTTGCGGTCCACATTTCATACCCATCAGATGCAGGGGATAAAATAACAATGGCATATTCAGTATCTGCTTCCAGATAGACTGGTGATGGGAATCTTACTCTTGTAGCAACAGGTTCAAATGGATTTGCTTCATTAATATTAATCTGTTCAGGATTTAATGCGACCTGGGTATAGTCTTGAACTAAGAAAGATGTTGGTGTACCCAACTCCATAGTTCTAAGTTCAACAAAGATTTTTGCTCCAGGATCTTTTACTGCGAAAAACAGATCAAATGATGTTAGGAAACATCCCTTTCCATCTACAGTAAAGGATTGTGCAAGTGGATCTCTATGAGGTGCCTTAACTTTAACCTCAACTTCAGTCTTTCTTCTCTTTGGTTTGGGTGGATTTCTAACAGAAACCCGACTGGTCTCTTGTGTCAAGATGGTTCCAGATCCACTGTAAGATCCAATTGCTTCAGAAGCAAATACTGTAGATCCAGGTAGAACTACCGTATTTGGTGGAACTGCAGTAACCTTAACTGTTTTAGTTCCACTCTTAACTCTTATTGCTGGTCGTGGATTTGAATTTGGATTCCTGAAGAAGAAGTTTGCAATAATATCTCCCCAGTTATCAGAAACTAATTCTGCTCTGGTAATAGTACAAACTGCTCCACTAGTCTTTCCAACTACTTTAGCGCCTTTTTCAACATAACCATAGAATGGTGCTGTTGGATTTGCAAGCCATC